CAGGGATATTCTAATACTCCTTTTCGAGAGAATGTCAATTTGGTAGCTTATGGAGATGATCTTATTGGGTCTGTATCACCATCTTTGCAGAATTTTGATCATATCACTTTTCGTGATTATCTGCTTGAACATGGTATGACTTTTACTATGCCCGATAAAGAGTCTGAAGCTACTCCTTTCTTGGAGATCGACAATTGCGACTTTTTGAAGTGCTTGAACAGGTACGATCCTGATCTTAAGCATAATGTTGCTCAATTATCTGAAGCGTCGATTTTCAAGAGTCTCCACTCTATTTTGCAAAGCAAAGTGCTTTCTAAAGAGGAAGCTGCTGGACAGAACATTGATGGAGCTCTTCGTGAGTGGTTTTTCCATGGTAGGGAGAAGTTTGATCAACGACAGCGACAAATGCGTCAAGTTGTTCGTATGACCGGTCTTCACAATCATGTTATGGAACTCGAAAAATCTTTTGATGAACGAGTCCATGACTGGAATAAGAAGTATTTTCCTTCTGATTGCAACACCCACGAAGTCTAGGGTAGCGGACTTTATTACGCTCGTGCCATTGCTCATGTCACGTTAATGTACAAAGAGCCTCTATGTACTGGTTACCTGTGATTTTATATATGTGCATATATGTATTATTGCTTGCTTGCATATTGCTGTCGCTCTCCTCGTAGAGCACCCCTATTTAGGGAAGTTTTGGACAGACAAACAAATGCACAGGCAACAGAAGAATAATGCAACTTCTGATTGTTTAAATAAATTAGCATTACCGACAATGTAAATACTGAAGATACACAAAATATTGCGAACGTAGACATGCACTTGAATATGTCAAGAGCATCGAACAACAAGAATGAACCGATCGTGAGTTTCAACTCCGCAGATAATGCTTGGAGAAATGAGATTATTCCCGATCGTGATGAAACATTCGATGTCGGTTATCGTGAAGATGCCGATCTTGGTGCTTTCTTGGCACGTCCCTTGAAGATTTATGAATTTACATGGACTGTTGATACAAGAGTACAGCTTGAAATCGATCCATGGTCTCTCTTCTTGGGTAATCCAAATGTTCTACGGCGTATCGAAAATTATTTTTTGTTACGTGGTGACCTTGAACTTAAGTTCATGCTTAATGGTAATGGATTCTATTATGGTCGTGGTCTTGTTTCGTACACTCCACTTGCCAACAAAAGAATCTATGACGTTCCTGTGACTGATGTCTTATCTATCAACCAGGAAGTTCAACGTCCTCACTTATTTTTGGATCCTACTACGAGTACTGGAGGTGAAATGTTGTTGCCATATTTCTATTATAAGAATTGGATCAACCTCACTTTTGCCGAGTATAATCAACTTGGTCGTATTCGTATTCAGGATCTTAATGTTTTGCAGCAAGCAAATAGTGGCACTGGACAAATTACTGTCACTGTGTTTGCGTCTATGAAAAATCTTAAACTCACTATGCCTACTGTTAATGAAGTTGGCTCCGTCTCTCCACAAGGAGGTCATGAAGATGAAGATGACCCTTATGTCTGTGTGGATGAAATTAAACCTGAATCCGGAAAATCGAAAGGCTCGAAGAACAACAAACCAAAGAGTGGTAAAACCAATAGCGGATCTACTCAATCG